GAGCACGCGCCCAACGGTCAAACTGAACTCCCCAGTATTCCAGTGAGGTACTGATCACGTCGCCTAGCCACTTGATTTGTTCAGCAGCACCCGAGACACCTTTAGCAAAACTGGTGCTGATTTGCTGACTAATTCGATTTATGACTATTTCCGACTCTCTCAGCGCAGATATGTCTGCTTGTGACATAATGACGTTGGCACTATGCGCTTCCTGTGCCAAACGGTGATATTCTGCACCGTTATTTTCCAATAATGGGATCAACCTGCTGGCGTCATTAGCAATGGCTTCCAGATAAAAAATCTGTTGTTGCATAGGCACATTGGCGTCGTCCATGGCTTTTTTGACCCGCAACAACACGTCAGGCCCGGATAAATCCTGCAGCTCACTGGCTGCCAATCCCACTTTTGGGGCTACTTGCTCAAAAAAATCTTTAAACTCACCAGCCCCAGTAGCAATAAAATCGCCTAATTTATCTTGTACATCCTTGCTAATGTCGCCCAATTTTTCAGCATTAATGCCAAACTGGTTTGTGGCGTAAGCCGCAGCCTGGAAGTCTTTGACAGACTGCCCAGCTTGGCGTGCCATGATCACAATTTCTTTTGCATTGGTCAGCGATTTATTGAAATTACTTATAGCTGCTGAAAAACCCAGATAACCAGCTGCCATACCGGCAACATTGCGCGACAGATCACTGAAACTGCGCTGTATACTTCGGGTGTATCGTCGGGTGTCCCGGTTTGCTTCACGCAAGCTAGCGATATAACGCGCTGAATTGGCTACCAGGTCTACAACGACACTGGCAATCCGAATATTACGGGCCATAAAAAATCACTATTAATAGTCAGCCAGTCAACCCAGCACTTTACGCATCTGGATATACTCAGCATTAGAAGGATCGGATGGTTGTGTAGAATCATGATTTAAAGAAAAATAAGCAATCCAGCCAGTCAGCTCACTGGCAGGCAGTTGTTGTATTTCATAAACGGATTTATGCAAGCGCAGTGCCAAATCAAACAACAAGCGCTGCCAACCGTCACACTTCAGAGTTTTTTTTCCTGCTCAATAGCATCTTTACTCAGCTGACTAAATCGCAGCGCTTCGGTGTAAATTTCCATAACACTGCTGGTTCCAAACCGGTCACTGACACCAGCCACTTCCTTTTCAGTTGGTTTGTGACCAGCTATTGCCCATGTAGCCACATAAACGACGTCGGACATGTTTACCTGATCACTGTCTTCACTAATAATACGCACCCGGTCAATAGCACTAATGGGCAGCTCGTAAATTTGGCAGATCACGTCATTTGACAACGTCACTTTAGTCGTGCGAACTGGTGGATGTTCCATCAGTTCAGCCAGTGAATTGTAATTCATGCTGCTTTCTGCACGTCAGTTTTAGAACTGGCAACGGCCCAACGTACGTCACCGGACTGCTTGCCATAAGCGGTCCAGACCAGTGCTCCATCGCCAGCGGGTTCGTTGATCTGCCAGCCGGACATAACCAGGGTAAAGATGGCAATCCTGCCGTTGGCCAGCTCAACTTTCATGTTGATGGTGGCCATGGCTTTGGCCAGTGCCAGGAACTTCTCCTGATTGGCGTCACCAGGTATGTCGTTGCCGGTAATCTCTTTGTCCGGCGGCGTTTTCAGACCGGGAATATACGTGCGCGTAGAAGCGGCAATGGGTGTGGTTTCAACAAACTCGCCCTGTTCGCCAATGGCACCAATGCTCAGCGCTTCTGTCAATGGCAGGAATTTATTGGCAGTGTCTGGATCTTCAAACAACAAAACACTGCCTGCGCCAATTCGGGCAACAGTGGATGCGGCCATGATAAGGCTCCTTTGTTCAGTTCAGGATAAATTAAACCAGTTGTGTTTTTTGGGTGACGGGAGACCACAGAACAATTCGCTGAACATTGCGGACGTCAAAATGAAACCAGTCCACGTCGTCTTCCATAAACGTGATGTACGGGAACAGCAGCCGATTCTGGATAACCTGGTCTCGGATCTCTGCCGCCGGGTGTTCTTTAAATTTGCAGTCCATGGCCCGGCCAAAGGTGTGCTGGCTGGTCGGGCTAAACTGTGGCGCATTCGTTGTGCGTAGGCCCGATTGCTCAAACCCGCCATCCCAGTGCCAGTCATTGACGGTGCAAAGGCCAAAGGTGTCCCGCAAGGTATCCAGGGTAATCAGCACCCGTTCGTCAATTAGCTCAAAGCTTTTTTCCTTGCGGCAAGCAAAAATTTCCGGCGGCACCAGTTCATAGGCCTGAAAATGGCGCGGCAGGTACATAATCAGCCATCCTGGTCTGGCTTGGTGATGGATTTCACTGCCCACATGGCACCGTCCTCAAAGGCGGTCTGGGCCAGTGCCGTGCAACGGTCGTTGTTGCCAACATTGGCAATCAGGTCAATCAAGGCAGCGGCCATTTCTTTAATTTTGTCCACATCAGTATCGCCATTGGGATTGAATGTGATGCCGACACGGTATTCACCTTCGGTCATAAAGTGTCTCCATTGTGGTAAATAACAAACGTCATGATCTGCCGGTGCAGTTTGGCGTTCTCTTCAAAACTGTCCTGGGTGTTTTCCAGCAACACGCGCTGGATCGGATAACCACCCAGATCATTAATACGGTTGTGCAGTGCCTTGACTACCTGATGCGCCAGTTGTTTCGATTGCAGATATTTGCGGGTGTAAACGTCGATTTGATAACGGGATTCGTGGATCTGGTCCACGGCAGAGACAGAGATAGAGACAGGATCGCTGATCAGCGTATAGACAACGGCTGGCAAGCGATCACCGCGCAGCTGGCCGTATATTGAAGCAGAGGATATGGCAGATTTCAGGTAATTGAACAAGCCTTCTTCAAGTTGCATTGCGTCGTGCCTGTCGACGTCGATAAGACAGCAGCCGCCGTTCCAGCAGCGTGCCAAATTGTTGTGTTATGCTTTGCCAGTGGCCGTCAATGGCGCTGCGGATAAACGGTTGCGCCGGTGAATGTTCAGTTCCAAGTTCGACATAGTGGGCATAGGGCGTATAGGCACCAATGCGCACCTTGACCAAGCCGTTGGCTTCGTCCGGCGTGCTGCCAATATTGCGGTTGCCGTAGCCGGTCTTGTTGATGTAGCTGCGTCGGCGGATGCGGCTGCGCAGGAAGCCGGGTCGAATCTCAACGGTGCCACCTTTGCGGTTTTTGCGCTTGCGTGGTGTCGGGTCTTTGGCAAACGGTGCGGTGGCCTGCAGGTGGCGGTACATGGGCAGGCTAGCCGTCATCATGGCGCTGCGTATAATTTTTGCACCAGCAATGCTGTTGTCATTGCTGATGTCGCGCAATGCTTGTTCAATATCGGATAGACCGTGTATATTGACCGATACGTCAATCATGCCCAGCGCCTGGATAGCAACGCGTTGACTGGGTTGGACAACGCGTCTTCTATATAATGATTACTTATGCTGTCGTTATCATTAACAATTAATCTTACGGTGCTGGCACTGATGCTAAATTGATCAGCAACCGTTTGATAAGATTTGTTCATTTTCACCAAAGCTTTTATTTTCTGACGCTGATCTATGGTCAAATTCAGTTTTTTTGGTTTTCCGGTTAGTTTAAGGTGTCTACGATGATAATAAAGTACGTCTTTTGACACTTTAAGTTTTTTTATCATTTCATCAATAGACGCACCGTTGCTTTCCATTTTTTGAATCTGTTCACGCAATAGTTCAGTTCTTTCATTTTGAGTCATGTCAGCTCCGGCATTACTACATTAACCACTTCATGCAGTGGCTGATCAAAGCCTGAATTTTTCAGGCGTATATTGTGTTCAGAACAACTGGTCAGTATTTTCATCCAGCAATCACGCGCATCAATGTTCAGCACACCAGCCACGTTCAATTTTTGATTTTGCCACCATATGCGCCATGTGTTATTCATGTCATTTAATCGTGGATCATAACGCACTGTCACAGCCACATCGTTCTGACCAACAAAACCTTCAGCGGCAAATATCTCCTTAGCAGACACTGGTCGGATCGCTGCCCAACACTCAACAACAGATTGCCAGCATTGCGGTTCATCCGTCATCGAATCGGCAGGATTGCAGATTGTCGGTTGTTCAATAATAACTTTATGCCGTAATTTACCTGGTGAAACGTGTTGCTTCACGGGTTGCTCCGGATGCGGTAATCATTAAGCAAATAGGTGTACCCGTAGGGCATTTCTTCAAGGCTCACCTCGGTGGCGGCTTCTCGGTTTTCGTTCAGGTAACTGACCATCAGCAAGGCGGCCTGTTTGATCACCGGATCAACTACCACGGCGTTATTCAGGGAGGACTCCATGGCGTTCAGTTCGGCCTGATTGGCCAGCACCGGCCGGTTCAGGTGCCGCTCGATGCCCAGTTCTACCGCTTTACCAATACCGGACAACACCAACCGGGTGTCGTCATTATCTACCTCCCGGCACCAAAGCAGCATGTCATCGACGGTTAGCCAGCCGCTCATGCCTTGACCGTTCTGGCAGCGGCGTGTTGCAGGTATTTTACCGACTGGCCGCTGGCATCCAACAACGCACCGTCGTGGCGGCTGAAGGCCAAAAAGCCCACTTGACCCTTACGGGTGTAGACACTGTCAGTCATGCGAAACAGGGTCACGGCCATGACGTCACGAATCAGGTAGTTGGACAACTGGCCAAATAAAATGGACTTGGCATCCGCTGCCGGTGCCGCCATGTACTGATTAATGGCGTAGGGATAACCCAGGATCGTGTCCGGCTCGCTGACGGCAATGCCGGGTATCCACAAAGGACGGCCTTCGTTGTCTTTCAGCATCTTGATAGTTTTCAGGGCCTGGTCGGCAAACATATACTGCGCGTTCATGCGATAGATTGGGTCAACGCTGTGCTCCAGATTGATCAGGTCATCAAAACCAATGGCGGTCGCCGTGGTGGCGGTGGCTCCCAGGGTAGCGGAGGGGACAATGCCATCGGGCTGACTAGTGCCGGTGCCCAAAGTAAAATGTTTGTTAGTGATGCGGCTGATGCGCTGAGCCAGCAGCCGGACCACGTACGCTTCAATATCAATGCGTGAGTCCTGCAACAGCTCAAACGGCACGGCGACGCCCTTGGAGCTGTACTTCCAGGCACCGATGGTTTTGATGCCGAAGGTCGGGTCTTCATCAGTGACGGCGGTGTTCTCAGCGACAATCTCACCTTCCTGGTCCAGGTTGTCGGCCACCGGCCATTCAATGGGGACGCCGGAGTCGGTCTGCTGAATGGTCGCCACCAGTCGCATGTTGCCGAACAGCTTCATCTCCTCAATCAACCGGGTGGCAAAATCGGTCGGCACCAGGTAGCCGCCGGTGGTATCCGTACCGGTAGACAGGTCAGCCCGCAGCCGACGCTGTTCTACATACTGGCGCTGATCAACGTCAAGAGATTCCACACCGCCACGAATAAAGCTGTTGAATATGCTTTTCTCCATGTGGATGCGGTTGTCGGCCTCATCGTCAGACACGTTGTCCCGTTCAGCCCGTTGTTGGGTAATGGCGTGCTCAGCGGCTTCGATTTTCAGTTGTTCTTCCAGCCGTTTCAGCTGGTCATCGATGCAACCAATCTCGGCAACCATGGTATCGTATTGCTGGTTGTAATCGTCATTCCAGCTGTTTGGCTCAATATCATCCAGCAATTGACGAGCTTGAGCGGCTACCTGACTGCGTTTTTCTCTGAGGGTTTGAATATCCATGGTGGTTTCCGGTGATTAACAAGGGATCATCAGTTAACTGGGTGGCCAGCAGCGCAAAAGACAGCAACAGCGTCCTGTGCATGGCTCAGGCAATCAGCGCCAGCCGTCGTTCAAGGTGTGCACGCAAGGCGGCAGGATGGGTTGATGAATAAGCGTCTGGCGGATGCCGGTAAGCGCTTAAATCAAACCATTTATTATTTGCCTGGTTTTCATTGATGCCATCTGCCAGCCGGTCGGCAAAGCCGTTGTCCACCGCCTGCTGCGCGCTCATCCAGGTCTCGTTGGCCATCATATCCAGCACCGTGTTTTGGTCTAACCCGGTCCGGGTGGCGTATTCATTCGCCATGTTGCTGTCGATCAAATCCAGCAGTTCTGCCTGGGTCCGCAGTTCATCGGCATTGCCGACGGTAAACGACCAGCCTTTGTGGATCATGAAAAACGCGCCTTCACTGATGCGCACTTCGTTGGCCCCCATGGCCAGAAAGGTAGCCGCACTGGCAGCCAGTCCGTCAACATGGGCAATGACGGTGGCCGGGTGCTGTGCCAGTGCCGTCTGCATGGCTCGGGCGGTGAACACGTCGCCGCCGGGTGAATTGATCCGGACATTCAGGGTCGGTACGTCCAGGGCATTAACTTCACGAACAAAACTTTCCGCATCGATGCCCCACCAGTCGTCGATAACGTCATACACGTAGAGCGTTGCCTGCTGGTCATTGGTCTGTACCCGGATTCCGGATGTCGTCGGGTTTTTCCGGATCAGGTTCATCAGTTTGCGCTGGTTCACGTTGTTCACCGGTCACAGGTTGATAAAGAGTGTTGCCGTTATCGATGGGTGTCAGGTTCTCTTCCCGCCGAATCTCGTTGACGGTCTTCCAACCAGGGTTTTGGTTGCCACCCAGGGCAATTTGATGGGCTTCATTGCGCGCTTTAATGTCACCGCGCAGCAACGCGTTAACGTCAAACTCGCTAAAGTGCAGGTGACTTCTGAACAACTTGCGGTTCAAC